GATACCGATCTCATTAGTCTTTTTACAAATGGAACTCTCTCATGATAAATAGAAAATAATTCTTCTGCTTTATCTTTTGATACACCTAATTCTGCTTGAAGTTTTGCTTTGCCCATTCCATAGAATAAACCTAGATTAATTGTTTTTGCTTGGTCTCTTGGAATATCTGCCATTTTAGCAACAATAGTATGAAAATCTGCATCTGCATTTACATAAGAATCTTTAACATTAAAGACGCTTGTATCTTGATCCAAGGATGCGTAGTGAACTACCAGTCTTGGTTCTTGTTGGCTGTAATCAAAGCATCCCCACACACAACCATCTTCGGGAATGAATAGGGATCGAATCAATGGACCTAAGTCTTTATTACGAGCAGGAATTTGTTGTAAGTTAGGGTTAGAATATGAAAATCTTCCGGTGACGGTTCCTCCAGCGTCAGATCGTATTTGATTAATATCTGCATGTATTCTTCCTTTATGTTCATATCTAATAATGGTATCAATAAATGTTGTGTGTGCCTTGTTTATTTCTCTCGCTTTTGCTATTTTTTGAACTAACGGATGACTATGAGAAGCAAGAAAATTTTTAGTAAATGAAGGTGCTTTCGTTTTTTCCGTTCTGTCAAAAGGTAAATTTAATTTTTCAAAAACTTTGGCGATGCTACGTGCAGCCCATATTTGGCAATTTATTTGTGTTTCTTTTTTTACTTCTTGCAGCAGTTGCTTTTCTTGTTCAGATAATTTTTGTTTCAATTTATGCGCACTTTCCACGTCGACGCGGACACCTTTAAATTTCATATCTACTAAGCAAGGAAATAAATCTGTTTCCAGATTAAAGATTGACCCTAGATCCTGGTCGCTTATCTCTTTTTGCATGGCTTTCCATAAAGCCAACGTCAACTCAGCATCACGCTCTGCATAGGTACCCACGTACATTGAGGGTAACATCCACATATCCGACTTAGGATTAACTCCCCACTCATTTGCAGCAGCTCTTAATTCTGTTTCATTTTTACCATAACCAACATAGTCCCAGCCTAGTGAGCCTAGATCATATCGAAATCTATTTTCATTAACGAGTGAAGCTGCGATCATGGTATCGTAGATACGGCCATTAATGGTGATACCCATGGCACGAATCCAGCACACGTCGTACATGGCATTATGAAAAACTTTATCTGCAGGACATTCACAAATATCTTTAAACCATTTGAGAACTTTATTTTTATCTAGATTTCCTCCCCCTTTATGATCGAAAGGAAAATATCCGCAATAACCATCTACAGCTACAGCGATGCCAACAACTTTACCTTTCCCAATAATGGATCCTGATCCTAGGGATTTTAAATTTGGATCATGAGTTTCTAGGTCGATTGCAATTGTGTGAGCTTGTCGGAGATCGGGGAACTTGTCGGGTTTATTCCATTCTGTTTGAGCTTTAAACATCATTTATAATCTCTTTCAATAATCATATCTATAAAATGTTTAGCCTTTTCCAAATCTTGCTTTCCGCCTTTATCTTGATGTCTTAAAATGTATTTAATAACACTTCCTTCCGGATAAAGCAACTTGTTCTCGACAACAAACTTGCTTGGCTGAATTTTATATTTTATATAGTGTTTTCCGCCGACTTGTTTTTTCCATACACTCATATTTTAAACTCCTTTCTTTTGTTGTTACATTTGATTAAATATAAATTTTGTATGGTCCGTGTGACTCCTACATACCAAACTCTAAATTCTTCATCTCTTTTTACGACGGATTTTTTTGTTGCTTTCAGGGTGTTAATGGTTTGATTTAAAAATAAGACTACGTTGGTTGCTTCGCCCCCTTTGGCGCCATGAATCGTGGATACTTTTATTCTAGGCTCTTTACTAAGATCTTCTCCGTTTGCTAACATGGCTCGCAAATAGTCTTTCGTAGCAGGTAACACATTGGTAAATGCGTCATACCACTCTAAAGTATAGTTAACGTCTTTTTCTTTTATTTTTTCTAAAACTCTCTGTTCTTGTATCTCTGGAATTTTTTCTCCTTTTCTTAATTGATTCCAATACCCGATATCTTCGAAAAGAGTTTTACCCATGCTATTTCCTTGGGACGTTTCAAAAAATAAACCTCGACGTTTTAAAAATGCAGGAATGGGTTTAAGTAGCGGATTGGTTCTGGTTAATATTAGCCAGTCTCCTTTAATCATATCAATATCTGCTAATTTAAATCGTTCAAAAATTTCTCCCTTAACTTTTCGAGGTAAATAATCTTTTCGTAATCGATTATCTTCAACTCGACTAATGATGGATAAAGCTTTCAACTGTATTTCAGTTGGAACTCTTTCTGATTGGGTTAAAGGGATCTCTTTAGCTTGCCAATTAATAAATGAATCAACGTCAGCACCTGCCCAGCCAAAGATAGCTTGATCATCATCCCCTGCGACCCATACATCGCAGTCTGTTTCTTGTTCTATCTTATTTATTATAGCCCATTGAATGATGGATAAATCTTGAGTTTCGTCTACAAAGATAACATCAAATTTAGGTGGTGTTACTTTAGGATGCAAAAATTTTTCTAACATGTCGGTGAAGTCTATTAAACCATAATTTTTTTTGTAATCTTCTATCTCTCTTGCAATTGCGTCTAGCTTAAATCTGTCGACTTGTGTTAAATGTTCATTTCGATCCATCTGCTCTAAAGGCGTAATTCGTCTAACTCGTGCTAGATTAATTAAATTTAAATATTCGCTATCCGAAGAAAAAATACCGTTCCACTTATTAGCTTCATAGGAAGCGTAAGAAATTTGAATACCACATTCTTCTCCTATTCTTTTATAGTTAAGTTCTTGCATGACGTTTTCCTCTTTTAAACCTAAGATATTAAAAGCTAATGAATGTATGGTTTGAAAATATTGAATATCTTTTTTAGTCAAATGAGTTTCAACATCTAAATATCTGTCCCTCGCTTCTCCGGCTGCTTTACGAGTAAATGCAAAATACCCTATGCGATTTAAAGGTATTCCCTTTTTTACATAGTTATGAACTTCATTTAATAATCTTCTTGTTTTACCTGTGCCTGGAGGACCTATAACTTTATATCTCATATTAAGTAGCCAGTTATTTTATAAACAAGGATACAAAACATTGTGATTAATATTACATCTTCAAGATGATCTATGTGCACTAGTAATTTGATTCCTTTCTTTTGGTTACTTTATGAGTAAGTTGCTTCGTTTCTAATTGTTTAACTTTACAAACTTTTTCTGTTTTGCCGTCGATATTAAAAGAATGATTAAATTCTACATTGCATTTATCTTTTAATTTTTGAGCGATTCTTTGTTCATCAATTTTCCAGTTGGTTCCTAAATGCTCTAGAAAAGATGCAAATTTAAAATAATGATGTCCAGCTTCTGTGAAGCATCCCCCAGTTTTAATTTGCAATCTTTCCTTTGCTTTGACACCATTAATGCAATACTGGTATAATTGATCCGCTAATCGATCATCGATATGAGTTCCTTCAGGCGGTTTAATTACTTGACCGCCTTTTTTCCATTCATTTAATTTAGCTCTAAATTCTTTTGGTTTAATAGGTTCAAAATATATACCTGTTTGATCCCAGATTAAATTTAAAATTTCTTTTTGTGTAGTCATTAATTTAAGATTAGGAACAACAACTTCAATTTTATCGTCATTAGGCATAACAACATTGAATCTGTATTCTGATTGTTCATATCTTATAACTTGAAAATCGGTAATTTCAGGAAATACATTAATGCTATCTGATTTAACTCCGAAAGGTCGGGAATAGCACAGACTTCTCATACATTTATCTTGAATAGGGTCTTCATAACAAGTGTGTCCGGCTGTTTCACCCTCCCATGATCCTAGTTTTGAATCTAATTTTGCTTTATCCCATGGGTCTTCCAAATAAGCATAGTTCGCTTTCGATACAGCATCCTGCCATGTGTCTTTATATTTCTTTTTAGCAAAAACCATGTAGTTATACATAAAACGATCTCTACCATCATCTAATTTCTTTTTTGAACATAGAGCTAAGCACGGAGGGCCATCAGAAAATTCAGGATTAGTTCCGACTAAAATATTTTTATGTGTTTCTTCTACTAGTGCTTCTAATTTTTCTCTCGTTATTTTAGATTCATTAGCAAATTTTATGAATTGTTCTAAGGATAATTTAGAATTATTCTTATCTATAGCATAACGGTTTGATTGCCCGTTATCATAATAAGGTAAGTTAATAAAGTTTCCTGGTTTTATATCTCCTTTTTCATCTTTCTTTAATTCCTTTTGTTTTGGAAACACTTCCGTTGTAGGTTTTAAACCTAAAGGAAGAAGAAAAGCTTTTAGGGCTTCTATTAAATCAATCGTTGGAATAGGTTCTGTTAAAAATATATAACAATGAAGCCCACCACTTTTTGATAGAAGAGGAACGAGCGGTAAATTATATTGTTGAAATAGTGCTAAGTAATTTTCGACTTTAAAATTTGAGTAATTTTTTGGATCAATATCAATGCAGCCAAATTGTGCTGTTTTATTTAATTTGCAAGGTTGTATTCCAATTGATATTTTTCCGTTAATATGGTCTTGATAATCGGAAGAAGCGATGGGTCTTCCTGCCCATTCATAATCGGGTTTAAGTTTATTTCTTTCTACGTCTAGCTTTGCGCTAGACATGTCAGCGATGCCAAAATCACCATCATAACCAGAAAATAATTTTATAAATTCATCTACCATAATGATCCCTGTTAAGGGCGGTTTCGCCGCTAGGTCTCCACCGCCCCTATTCTTCTTTCGAAGAACTAGTAATTAGAATTTCCTTCTTCTGTGCTAGCAGCCTTTTTTTGACTTGCTTTTAAAGAGTTATGAAAATCTTTGGCCATTTGGTAGATGCCAGCGTTGTCTACTTTTCTTAACAGTGATACTTTGTACCCATGCCAAGTAAAGCTACCTGAATTTTCGACTGAATTTAATCTATAAATTCTTGAAAATATTGGTGCTGGTACAGCCTTCTTAGTCTTTGGATCGATTTCGAATTCATTTTCCATTAATGAATTCCAATTTCTACTCTCTTTTAACTGAGTAGACTTCATCGTCATCAAAGCCTTTTCAGGTCTGTCTCCGTTAATGATAACAAAATGATTTGCTGTTTTGATAATCTCATTACCATTTTCCAGCATATCTTTGTTTCTTTCGTTTTGAGTTGTCTTCGTTAAAATGTCCACACCTCTATCTGTATGAATTGGTCTACCTTCTCTTCTTTCAAAGGGAGCCCACTCAGGATATGTCATTCTGTAAAAGACAGGAATTACTTCAATTCCTTTCTCTCCACTATACAGTTTTTTAGTCACTGTATTGTAAAACATGCCGGCTTCTGCGCCATTAACATGTTTAGCATGTTTCTTTTTAGTTTCATCTGAACCACTTTGTAGTAGTTTCAGAAAAGGTAATGCAAGATCGCTTTTATCAATGTTCTCAAGACCCATTCCTGAATCTTTAACAAAGTCTAAAGTCGCTAATGCTCCACCTTGCTTCGTTGTTAAGTCGCTTGTCTCTTGACTCATGTTACTTACTCCTTGTTATTTTTGTTCTGTTGCCCTT